CATACCGTGCCGAGCTGCTTCGAGACTGAGCCGATACGGCCGCGGAAGGTTTTGCGCTCGACGAGGATGTTCGGACCTTCGAGGGATACACGGAGGCGGAGGGCTTTATCGTCTTGGCGGAGCAGGCGTTCAGCGCGGCTTAGAGTCATTTCCGACTTCCTTGGTAGGTTTGGGATCGGGGCGGAGGTGCCCGCGGAGGAGCGGACTGTTGTATCGTTTAGACATCAGCGTCTCCGTTTGCGGGTGTAAGCCCAGCGATTTGTGCTACCGCCTACAGGCGTGTAGACCAGATTGGCCGAGGTACCTGTAATGACATACGTACCGCCATCGGCCGTGAGGAGGCGTTCAGCTAAAAGCGCCGCCGCCGTTCCCGTAATGGCGTAAGTACCGGCTTCGGCTGTGAGGAGCCTGGTCGCTCGAAGTCCCGCTACGGTGCCGGTTACGGCGTAAGAGCCGCTATCGGCTGTGAGGCTGAAGGCGCCAGTTGCTTCCGCTTTGAACGACGCAATGCAGCCCGTCCATTCTGCCCCAGCGCTCGTCCACGTCGCACTGTAGGTTCCGGTCGCGGCGACTATTTGGTATTGTCCCGAGCCGCGGACAAAGAGGGCACCGTTCTCTTCCTCGAATTGGTCAACCCACGGTGCTCCCGGAGCCGTAATCGCGGAATTGCCTGTCCCTAGATCCGAAAAAGCTGCTACAAGAATTTCATCGGCCTGCGTCGTCGTGACGCTTCCCGACGTTGGGCTTGTACTGGTTCCGGCCGCAGTATTTGTCTGGTCTAGCGGAGTGGAAGCAGCGAGCCCAGATACTTCCCAAGCTTGGGCAGTAATGAACTGTGTGGTAGTATTTGGGTCGACCGTTACCGTAAACGATCCAGACGATGTAGCGATCTTCGCGTATCCGATAGCGCTACGAACGTTGTTACTGCTCGTCAGCGGGCTCGTAACAGCTACAGCATATGTGTTGCCTTGATTGTCACTAAATACGAATGGACTTGGATCGTTACCAGTGAAGCCCGCCCAAGCGACAACGATGATGTAGTTGTCCACCGCAGGCTGAGAGCCAAATGCGGCGGACGTGATGCTATCTACGCTAGAAGACGATTCAAATTTTGCTGTGGCTTGAACAAATTGCATACCCGAGGACTGAGAAAGGACCTGACCAGAGCCATCCTGAAGTGTTACTTGGCCGGAGCCATCTTGTAATGCAATGTAGGATGCCACATTAGGCCGTCCGCGTTACGACAAGCGACGTACCAACTTCCACAGACGTAGCCGTGGCCGTCTCGGAGCTATGCCAAAGCTCCAAATTTCCTGCGACAGTGACGATCAGAACTCCGCGTATATATGCTGGAATATCCGCAGCCGTCGTCGTCACACCGACAGTGGTGCCCAAGTTCGGGGCGGTTGTGGTGTAGGTTTTGGTAGCCATGCCCGAGATAACGCCCAGACCCTTCACGCCCTCGTCGTCCATATTCGCCGTGTAAGCCGTGAGAGCGATTGAGCCATCTGGGAATTGCAACGACATCGTCTTGACCGCAGCCGTGCCATCGAAGTTGACACCAAACATCGGACCGACTGTGGTGGTGGCGGAACGACAGATGATGTAATACTCGAAGACATACGTCCCCGCTTCCAGCGCGATGGTAAGATCGGTGACCTCAGTACCAGTCGTGGAAGAGATCGAATGCTGGCTGCTTAGCCGCTTAACACGTGGCATTCCCAATGCGGCCTGGAGATACGTTGTGAGCGTAGCGAGCGTGAAACTCTTATTCACAGCCAGGTCTGAGGCATCGGCTACCGGGATTTCGTCCCCGGAGGCCAACGTCGTCAGATCGGTCATATCGCTGATTTTTGTATCAGCCATCACTACTTCCCTATAGGTTGAAGCACTAGCCCAAACTTGCCGGGATCAGCCTTGAGTCGAAAGTGACGCTTCTTACATACGGTACAGGTCCGGATGGTAAGGTCAGGGCGCTCCTGTACCGGCGCGCTCAGACTCGTCTTGCAGCACTCGGACATTACGCCAGAGTGAAGATGCTCGCGCCGAAGTCGACAGTGAACGTCTCACCGTCCTGGAGCGTAAGCGCCGAACCGTAGTCCCACCAGGCGACGAGGTTGTCAGAGGCAGCCGTGTCGTTATAGAGGACGACATACTGGAAGGGACCGATAGTCCCGGCGGCGGCCGTCCATACGACGTCGGTCCCGGCGACCGTTGCTGTCCCCGCCGCTTCTGACAGCGTATTCGCGACATCGGTTCCGCCAGCCGTATAACCGTTACCGGCGCTGATCTCGGCCAGATCGGCCTTCACTGCATCGGCTGAAGCCGACGGTACAGCGTTCGACAGATAGACCTTAAAGACATGCCCGGCCGCGGTAAGATTGTGAACCGCGGTTAGAACTTGCTCGACGAAGTCCTGGAACTTGTTGTATGAAGCCATTTAGCTTAACCCTTGAAGGCCGCGAGCTTGGCCTTGATCTCCGAGTACACGGACTCGGCGCGGGCGACGGCGCTACGTACCTTAGCCAGCTCGGCTTCGACCGATGCACGCTCGGCGGTCAGCTTGCGAACTTCAGCCTCGAGCGCGGCTTTCTTGGCCTCGAGATCGCCCTGGCTCTCGAGAACTTTACGTACCTTGTCGAGGGCTTCCGACAAGTTCACGACAGGGGAATAATCCTTCAGAAGCTTCTTGACCGCGTTGTCGGCGGCCTGGAATGCAGACAGGTCCATGTGGTCTCCTAGATGCGGTCGATGAGTATAGTCGCAGTCCCAGTTTGTGCTGTGGTGGGTGCGTTCAAACGGAACGTACCCAACCCTATAGCTGACGCGGGGACGACGATGTATTTAGATTCGGTCAATACAATTGGATCGGAGGCACCGCTCCCGGCTGTAACGTCGAGGGCTTCGACGTTACGCCAGGTAGTCTTGTCTATGGGATCCAGACCTTGAAGATTCGCGGTAGTGTCCGTAGCCAGATCCGGCAGGATAAACGTGATAGCGCCGGTTCCCGCTGCGACGTTGAACGATGTAGAGGCTTGTGAAGCCGTCCACGTGACATACGTAACGAGACCGTCCCAAACGGGGTTAGCCATGGATTACAGGCCCTCCTGCGAAGCATGCAACTGCACGCCGAGCGGGCGGGTAGCTACGAGGCGGCGGCCGCCGAGGATGTTCCGACGCGGACCAGCAGTGCGACGGGGGGTATAGCGGAGCTCGAGCCCGAGGAACAACGGCTCGTTAGCCGAGAACGTACCGATTGCATCAGCTTCGACACGGAGAGCTAGGAGATCAACCGTATCCGCCAGCGTGTTACGGTTAAGCACGCCAAACGCCGTGGCTTGTACCCTAGCAGCTACGCCTGAAGACGCATCCGCTAGCGTGATCGCCGTCGATAGCGCGGTTACAGGATCAACCAAAACCGTGGTCTCCGCGATAATCGGGGTGTACGTCACGATCCAGTCAATGGTGTCGGTGGTGGTCGTAGAGGTCTGAGTCCACCAAACCCGTGCACGAATCTGCTTGGTGATGTCGACGTCCGACGGACACCAAAGCGTGGAGAACATATCGCCATTCGCGCCGATCTCGCCGCCGGTGATGCCGGTGGCACCGATCTCAGTCATTACGGGCGCGCCAGCACCCGCTCCGTTGGCCCCGCCGAGGTCGGTAGCGCCTCCGGACGGGCCTACGATGGCGAATGTCTGAAAGTTCCAGGCCGGAATATAAACACGCTGTTCCAGCCACTCAATATTGAAATCACGAATCATCGGAATATCTCCTGTGGGGTAGGCAGTTCCCTAGTAACTAGGACTGCGGGAAGTTGCTACAAATCGAGCGAAAGGAAGAAGGCGACGTTGATGCCCACCAGAACGATGAATACCAACGCCGCCGTGAGAATCACTACTCAGCGTAGACGAGCATGACGCGAATGCCGCCAGCCGCCGTGAGGGTGATACCCTCAATGTCGCCGTCAGCACCGTTGTCGACCGCCGACCACGACAGCGCAGCCATCGGGATGGGCTCAGGAAAGACCTGATAGAACATCTTGCCCGTAGCGGTCGAAGCCGCTGCGTCCACGTTCAACATCGTGATATACCGCGTAGTACCTTCGGTGACCGTGTTGGTCTCGTAGGTCAGAATCGCGGCATCTTCAGTAGCCGTAGCGTTGGTCGCGGCGATAACCGCGATCAGGCCGACTGCTCCCGACTCCACGTCCACGTCGTTCGCGGTGTTAACCGCAGGCGCCGTAATGCGAAGGTTGCTGTACGTCAGGTCTGCCCGAGAAGCAATCTGCCGAACGAAGTCGACGAGAAGGGCAGAACCCTGGTTCCGGTTGTAAGTGGTGTCTGCAAACTCTGACGCGAGGAAGCCCTCAAGCAGAGTCAACACCGGCTGCATGTTACCGATAGCCATCTTTGTAACTCCTTAGTCTCTGATGAATTCGCCCGGGTAAGCCCCGTTGTCACCGGGCCTAGGGGCGTTGATTTTGAGTGGGTCCATCCGACGGATGGGATTGTGGATACGTACCCGTTTAACATCTTGCCGATGAGCAGGAAGCAAATCCCGGTCGATCAGCTCACCACGGCTCTCCACCTCCGCTAGGGATACAGGGTCTTCGGGAACCCCGAGCGCCTTGCATCCCAGGCGGTGTGTAGGCTGATGAGTAACTGGGTCGATACGGAACATGGATTGATGGATGACGAGCCGGGCGATATCGTGAGGCAGGTCCAAGGTCTCTACGATCTTGAGGGATTCTCCTCCCACCATTGCCTTGAATACCACCGGCTGACCATCTGCATCTCGGACACGATTGACTACGCGCACCACCGGGCCTAGTCCAAAAGTGTTCATGTGCTTAATTACTCAACGTGGATGGCGTTAACGGTGACGTCGATTCCGTCGTATCGGACGCACTTGTTCGGCGCATCCAGGAAGAAGTTATCGTAGATGTAGAACAGGCCAGTCGCGACGTGCGTGTTCGCGGCAGGAAGCAGCACGGAGCCGCCCCAGTCCTCGAACTTGCCCGGTACAACCTGATACTTCACCAGGGTGCTGTCGTCGATACCGAGCAGCATGCCGTAGGGGAAGTTGTAATCGACGAGGATCGGGATATCAGACCAGGTGATGGTCGAACCACGATGCCCCATCTTGCTGCCCGCGTCCGGATTCACCGAGCCTGAGCCCTGATACCGGATGTCGCCCTCGCGAAGCGCCAGGATCTGACGCCGCACGGCCTGCTCGCACAGGTACTGCCCGATCTTGCCGCGGCCGCGAGCGTAGGCCACGTCGATGCCCTGCTGAAGGATGTCCGAAGACAGCGCCCCAACCGAGCTGAACACGTACGACTGGATAGCGTCCCAGGTCGTCCGGTTCAAACCGAAGTAGTCCGACACGTACGTGCCGTCGTCGATCATGCCGAGAAGCCCCATCGGAGCCTGGAACCAGGAGGTATCCGCCACGTCAGTAACCGTGGTGGAGTGCGCCCGAACCAGCAAGTCACCGTCGTCCATGTCCGACGTAGTGGCCTGAATGCCGATGGTCGTCCCATCGGAGTTGATGCTGGAGACCGTAACCGGCGTATTGGCCACGATGGCACCGGCACGAATAGCCGCTAGGATCTGGCCCACCTGAAGGAAGCGGGAGCCGTTGGTTACGCCGGTAGGAAGCACCACTCCACCGGGAGTGTCGACCGTCAAGGTCGCAGCCGAGGCAGTGTGCGCCAGCACGTGCGCCAGTACGTCAGCGCCGTAGTGACACATTGACTTGTTCCTCACGTCCGTGAGGTTCTCTACGAGGTGATCCATGATGAAGCTCAGCGTCCGGACGAAGCTGCCCCGGTTGGTCTGGGCCTGGTCAATGGCCTCTTTGGTTACCTGGAAACGTGCAGCGGACTTACGGAACGGGATCGTGTAGAACCCGCTCTGCTCGGCGCCGGGAGTCGGAAGCTGACGTCCCTCACCTACGAAACCTACGCCAGCGTGATCGCGACGAAGGTGGGCCGGGATGATGACCCGACGCCCGTCCGCAGTCGACGTATCGCCGTCCTGGAACAGGTCGAGGGCGACCGTCTCGGTGTGAACCATTTCAGCGACGTAATCCTCATACTCGTCCTTGAGCAGGGGATTAATCGCAGCAAGATCCATTGCCATGTGTTAGAAGCTCCTTAAGGGGATGTTGCGGACTGCGGAGGCTAGTCGTCAGACTTGCTAGAAATCTTATCGAGCCAGCGGCCTACAGCCTGCTTGTGGAAGTCTGCGCGACCTTTGGGGGTCGCGAGGTTGCGTGTGGGCTTAGACTCTTCAGTGGTCGACCCGGCGGAAGAACCACCCTTCGGTGGGGCTTTCGGAAGGGACGAACCCATGCGAGCCTGCTTTTCACGGAGCCGCTGACCTACATGCGGCTTAATGAGTCGATTGAAGATCTGGTCAACGACGCCGACGTTGCCGGATAGAAACGCCTGCCGCAGCTCGGGGTTGGCGTTAATCATCATGGTCATAGATTGCTCGAAGGGGAAGACCATCTCGTTCAGTTCGGTTTCATCCCCACCCTTAAAGCCCGCCTTCTTAGCCAGCTCGATCACGCGATTGTGCGCGCGCTCGTTTAAGCCGACTACGTGGTTAGCCATCAGAGCACCCTGCGAATGCTGGACCTTCGAGAGCCACTGCGGATCGTCCTCGAGCAGGGTGAGGAGCTGCGCTAGACCGGGGTTGCCGACCTTGGCTACCTGCTTGAGGTCTTGATAAATCTCGTTGAACCGCTTGGAGTTGGGGTCTCCGGCGTCGCCCTGGAGGGCGCCGACCAGGCGGTCGACCAGCTTCATCTTCTCTGTCAGTCCCTCGAATCCTTCAGGGAGCTTCGACAGCTTACTTTCTAGCGCGGCTACTTGTGCTCTGAGATCAGCGTTCTCGGCACTAGCATCCGGCTTGGCCTCTTCTTTGTTGGGTACAATCGGCGTCCCATCGGGGTTGAGGCCATACTCAGCCCAGGGGTTTACGCTGCTGCCAGCTCCGGCACGTGCTTGCTCTTGTAACGTGGGGGCATTCACCTGCTCCATTGCGTTGCTCCTTTACTTCAGGCCGAGCGCCACGAACACAGCGTCGACGTAGCTGCTGAAGCCAACCTGCGCCTCACCAACCCATCCCGCCACGAACGCAACCAACTTCGCCCAATGGGACTTGAAAAAATCAACCATGTTTGTTAACTCCTTTTACCGATGCTTGTAAGGGGTCTTGCCCTGAGCTGCGTTCTTCACGCTGGCCGGGCTCGAAGCCTTCTGAAACGCCTCGTGCGCGCCGCAATCCGAACCGGGCCGCACGCCCTGCTTGCCATCTGCCTTCTTGTAACTCGCCATGTTGTACGGCCCTCCTAGGCCGGGAATCCGATGCTCATGCCGCCGACTGGTCTAGCCGGTTTCTTAGCTGGCATCGGTTTGCTACCACCGCGCTTCTTTTTCTTGGCGGCTTTCTTACCGTGTGGATCGCTCGGACCCATGTAAGGCATCACTTTCCTCCTGGAATCTGTGGAATGAACACGCACAGAAGAGGAAGGCCGATCATGAACACGCTAAGGAAGACATCCCACCAGAAAGTGCTCATTACTTAGCCTTCTTCGCGGCAGCAGCCGCAGGCTTTGATGCCCAGCCTGGAGTGCCAGTACCCTTGTGGTACGTCGGCTCCGAGACTTGATGCCCTGGGACGCCCTTACCGGAGATATGCTTCGCGGGCTTGGGACTTGAGGGGGACTTACTGAGCTTGCTGGCCATCTGTTGACAATTCCTCGCTTGTAAAGATGAATGGTTCGGGGTCTTCAGCGATCTGCGGAAGCATGAACACGCGGATCGTTAGATGGCCCTGGTGCAGCTTGGGCATCACGTGGACGGCCTTGACGTGGTTCGGGAGCGCGGCCTTGATAGCCGCGGCTACCGCCTTAGCGGTGGCGTACTGCACTACTTGCTACCTGGAGCGTCTGTTCCGCCTGACTGTCCGCCGCCCATTTCCTTCGTCGACGCCTGAGCTGGCGATCCGCCGCCTGGACCAGCGCCGGGCTTGCCGTCGCCCTTCTCCTGGCCACCCTGACTCATCGCCTGAGCGGTCATCAGGTTGAGCTTCGAGAGCGGAAGGTCAGCCATGTGCTGCATCATGTGCGAATACATAACCTGCTGAATCGGAGGCGGCAGGCTCTTGAACTCTTCGGTCATACAGAGCCGTCGGTGGGTTAGGTAGTGGACCGAGTGGTCGTCGACGATGGGCACGACCGTGATCGGCACCTGCGACATCGCGTTCGACAGCATGAACTCGAGCTGTGCTGGGTCCTGTACCATCTGGGCCTGCTCGGTAAATGACCGAGCCCACTGGAGGAACTCAGCATTCTCTTTGTAGGCGTGCTTGGTATCCTCTTCGACGCCGGGCTTCATGTTCAGAAGGCCCACGTCCTCCAACATCTTGATCTTTTGAGCTTCATCGTTCTGGAGATCGAGAATTCCTACCTGGGCGAGCTCCATATAGGTCTGTAGCTTTTCAGTCTGGGTGTGCGGGCGGCTGGAACCGGCTTCAACTTCGACGTCCACGCCGTCATCCCAGTCAGCACCCAAGAATTCCGAAAAGGTGAACCCGCCAATGGCGTCCCGAATGGCGCGCACCCGTGGAGTAGTCGCTTTCTGCCGCCATATCTCGAGGCTTTTCCGGGCGAGGTCGCCATAGCCCTCTTCCAGCATGGCGAAGACGGTCGCCCAACGACCGAAACCACGCTCCTGTAGGGACTGGACTGTGCCGACAGGAGTACGAGTGCCCATGCTTCGGCCACGTACTGCAGCAAAAGCACCAGAGAGCTCATCGAATGATTGCCTGATGTCCGCGATGTACTTGACTAGAGACTGAGGAGCCTCCGCACCAGGAATACGAGCAGGGGCAGCCTGACCAACAGGGTTGTACTCAATCTGTATGCCAATTTCACCGGAAATCCTCGTCGGATTCGTGTTCGCCGGGATCAACCACACCGGATTTGCCATCCGAGACATAATCATCGTCAGAAGAGACTCAGCTTTATTGAGCTGATACTGCTTCGGAAGCAAATCGTCGGCTGGCGAATAGCCCCAAGCGCGTCCGGGAGAGGTTCCGAACCGATAATGAACGATGGGATAGTAGTTTTTACCGTTCCCGGCCTTGGTTTTCCAGGGATAGGGCTTCGATTTGTCTAACAGGAACCCATCCGACGTGAGCGCGATGTATGCACCCTTCGGATAATCCTCGTGGTACTTGATGAAAGCGCGGAAGACCACGATTCGCTTGTCCCGATCCTGCGGAGAAGCGCCAAATGGCTGTCCACTTAAGCCCGGAGCGGCCGTCGCGATGCCTTCACGATGGAGATTTGAGAGCTCACTGTTCGTGGAATCGGAATCTACTTCTACGCCCCAGGTCTGATAGACCTGTTCGGGGGTGTATGACTGGATCAGCATGAGCATGGGCTGATCCTCGAGCTCCTCAATCACCGGATCGAGGTAAACCTCAAACGGCGAGAGGACGTCGAACCGGATTTCCCCGCGTGGAGTCCATACGAACTTGTCAGCCATCTCCACCAAGTACGGCGATCCGCACTGCGGGCAGGTTGGATTGGCTGCATCCAAGTCTTTTGGCTCGTACTCGGTGAAACACTGCTGACACTGCTCCATCGGGACGGCATCCATCCCAACATCTTCGGAATCGTTCCAGGTAATCTCCTGAAACGCATTCCCTGTGAGCAGCATCCAGTCCAGCATTCGGCGCCGGGCTTGATCGAAGCGGCCTTCCTTCAGGATTACTTTGAGGTTGGCGTCGACGGAGGCAGCGGCTGCCACAGCTCTCGGGTCGTCCCGAGTGGGAGTACCAAGGTAACGAGGCTCATGTTGAGCAATAGCAGACTTAACAGTGTCAAGAGTAGCTCGAAAAAGGTTGGTGATAGGGGTCGGCGTAGAAGGGCTAAGCTTCCTCTGACGCCACCTACGAGCATTCTGGTCATATACCGTCCACTGAAATCCCAGATGGTAGAGAATGTTCCCCCACCAATTACGCTCCATCGTCCAGCGGCGGCGGCCAAGGCGATCCTTAAGATCCTTAAGGAGCTGTTGGTCTTCCGAGCTGGCCTTCTTCAGCTTCATCCGTTAGAGCCTCTAGCGCGATTTCCGGGTCGATGAACTCGCCCGGGGCGGGGGAAAGAAATACGTCTAGGTTTGATTCGATTTCAGCGAATGGATCACGTTCGAGCGGGGAAGTCTGACGGGCTTGGGCGCGATTCCCGAGCAGCGTTACAACCGTATTGAAGTCTTGCCGCATACGCTCAAGATCGTGCTCGGCCCGCTCTCGACGATTCTCTTCAGCAGCGAGCTGCGCCTTAAGCGCAGCGAGCTCAATCCTGAGACTAGTAGTCCATGGGAGATTCATCGTCGCCTCCGACATATGAAGGTGTTACGTCGTCCCGATTGAATTCATCCTCGTCTAGACCGACAGTTACGATTGACTCGCGTCCCTTCATGAGCGGAAGCTGCGAGCGTTCTTTGTGCCAATGCATCTGGCTTTGGCGGTCGAGATGATCGGGAATCTCGTAGAGCGGGAGAATCTCTCGTATGTCGACAGGCGCCACCCGGGTAGGTATGACAGAAAGGGCGTAACCGCCTGCGTCGACCGCATGAAACTTCGCTTTGGCGACGATCTTCAGTTCTTTCATATGCCCCGTTGAGTCCATGGCCTGTTGGCCTTTGATGCGGTACTCAGGGGCCTGTCGAATTAAATTAGAGCACGAACGAGAAATGGTGAGTCCCCGGCGATGGGCCTCGAGAAATAACATGACACGCGCCCACTCGTCCCCGTCGCTGGGCATAACGGGCAGTCCGGCGCTGATGTATAGTTGCGCCACGCTGACCACGGACGTCTTCCGACTCTTGAGGGAAGATGACCAAGCCGTATGATCCATGACACGCCCTCTAAGGTTATGAGGGCCTGTAAGGCGATTGATAGCTTCGGCATGATCCTCAGCATCTCTACCTTCCGCCCAGTACTCTTGGTAGACGTGAGGAGCGTTCGGTGCGATGCCCTTGTAGGTGTCCTTGTCAGGATTGACAGTGACCCAAAGCGCGCACGTAACGCCGGTCGAACGGGCTGGATCGCAGCCCATCCAACGCGGCCAGTGACGCGGGATCTCCACCGGGTCGATGATCTTGAAGTCCGGCAACAGGCGAT